GCCTGCTCAAAGCTAATATTCTTAAATGAAGCTAAATCGCCACCAAGTGTAACTAAGCCGACAGACATATCAGCAGCGGCACTTTGAGATAGACCCATTGAGGTTGCCATATCGCCAAACAGGGCAGCGGCGTCGAGCGCACTACCTTTAGCTAGGCCAATACTTTTAAGCGATGTATTACCAAAATCAGTCACACGCTTAGCAGACTCACCAAAGGCAACATTGACTTTATTCATGGTTTCAACCATATCTGACGCGCCTTTAACGGCTAACGCTGCGCCAGCTACAATAGGCAAGGTAAGCCCAAGCGTCATTGTCTTACCAGTGCTAACCATTTTACCGCCTAAGTCACCAAGCGTTTTACTCATGCCACCTAGTTTTTTATTTATATTTTCACTAGCACCATCAAAGCCAGAAGTATCTAGCTTTAAGTCATAATGAATTGAGCCTACATTTGTACTCATTTTTTCAAGTTCCTAGCTTCTCTAAGTATTCTGTCATTGCCTTCCATCTGCTGCTTGTAATTGTCAGCAAGCTTTTCGGCCTGTTTGCCACCATTAAACCCATTGCTCAGATTGGTTAACTGTACAAGATTGTTTTTTGCTTCGTTCTTATACATCGAGCCAGCAAGACTAAAAAATCGACGGGCATACTCATTAAGAGTTTGCTCGGCCGTGTAATTATAGTGGTGCATAAACTCGGCAAACATATTTAGCCAATCTTCTCTGCTTTTGGGTCTGTATCGAATTTAACCCCCTGCGCTTCAAGCTGTTTATTTTCTTCAGGTGATACTTGGGCCATCATTTGACTAATAACGTCTATAACGCCCTGCATATCAAGTTTAACGCCATCTAATTCTGGTATAAGTTCATCGACTAGCCAATCAAAGTCTGCTTCGGCTTGTTGTATTTCTTCTCGGCTTGCTTTTGTAGTATCTTTAAATAGCTCACCAATTTTGCTCATAACTAACATATGAGATAGTCTAGGTGGTTTGCAATCTACTTCTACATCTTTTATTTTAATCTTGAAATTCTTTGGCTGTAAGTCAGCTATTGTTAATGCCATTGTTTTATCTCCTTTTAACTTATTAGTGATTTATCTCGGTATACTGCTTGCAATGTAATCTTGAATACTTTTGCATATTCAATATCTCTTGCTACATCTTCTATGTCGCCTAGTACCAAAAATGTATATACATAGGTAAGCTCATCATTAGTGCTGTGCATTCTGTGTATATGTCTTTTTAACTTTTCTAATGTTAAGATACAGGCCGCTGCTGATGTATTTTTAGCATATACATTCACTACTGACTCTTCGATTGGCACGTAATTATTAAGTGTGCCGCCAATTCTTTCAACATATATTCCATTTATATCATTTGGAATTTGGCCAACAAATATGTCTGTCCCTACTGTACCAAAATTAGCGTCGGCTAGATAGTTAGCAACAAAATTAGCTATGTCCATTATGCCCTTGCCCTTGCAGCGTGCTTTTTCATTGTGCTAGCTATCTTAACAACCTGCTCATCGCCAGATTTTTTTAGAAAAGCTTTGCCTGTGCCGCTAGTAGTATAATTCTCAACTTTTCTGTTGTTGTCACCGCCAAACTCTTGAAAGCGCGCATACACTACAAAAAATGAAACTCTCCACCATAATGGCATTCTCTGGTTGCTTTCACTTTGCGAGCGCAAACCGCCTTTATCAAATGGCGCTCTGTTTTTTGCATTTATTAAAACGTCTCTTGAGCCATCAGCTAAAGCGTCGTCTAGTACATTGTATAGATTTCTCTTAAAACTAGGCAGGTTATTTTTTATTTTAACTGATGACGCCATAAGTTTGTAACTCCACTTTTAAGAATTGAACATTGTTTGTTCTAAATGTTTTGCCTTCGGTAATTTTTTCTACTCTGAAATGATTGTCTTCAATCCTGATAATATCTTTTAGTTGTATTCCACTGTTAGGCTCAAACCAGGCCATTGCGTCTGAAGCGTCTACCTCACTATTAGTATCGCTAATATGGTTTATTATATATCTGTAATGACAAACAAGTTCTGTCTCGGCCGCTGTGACATAATCACCATAGCTATTTCTAGTGTAAGCCAGCTTATATGCAGTGTATAGCATTGGTGGCTTCATCTATACCTCAGGGAATAAATACTTAACTGTATCTAGTGTATTTTTAATTTCAGTGGTAGCAAATTCGACCGAGTAACCCTCAATGCTTTGCTTTTTAATATTGTCTGTATTTTCTACTTGTACCAGCATGGCGCTAATCATTGCGTCCTTAACCATATTAAGTGTGGCAGTATCTTCGTAAATGCTAAACTTGGCTGTGACTGCTACATTGTTAATCCCAGCATTTAGTAGACCTAGCCTATTACAAATCATACGCTTCAAAGTTCTGTTTATTGGTTCTAAAGTATAATCGCTAGATAGTAATGTATAAAAATTAAGATAGTACTCGTCAACATACTCTACTTTAGTAACGCTAGTGCAAGGGTCAATGGCAAGATTTTGTACATCGCCATCGTAATATCTAGTCGTCGCCGATACGCTTTCTATGCTTGAGCCTATGATTTTTTCTACTTGTATTTGAATTGCTAGATTTATTGGTGCGAATGCTGCCGTCTCCTCGGTCGAGAGCGCTCGGCCGAGCCTTGCTTCTACTTCGCTTTGACTTACTAACGCCATTTGATAACTCCTTAACTTTTATTATTGCAGCATTATAATCTATCGTTAACATAAGTAAATTATATCACAAATACAAAAAAAGCACTTGTGTTTCAAAGTGCTTTATTTTGTAGCTAGATAGACTAACTAATTGCGACTGGTCCCATTCTACCAAGTAATCTTCCGTCAGTAGCATTTCTGCTTTCATCAACTAGCGCTGTAAATGTAACTTCAAATACTGACTGTTCGTCAATTTTGTAGGCTACTTTTGCATTGTCAGTAGATACTGCTTTGAAAAATGTAATTGTTTTAGAGCCGTTTGCATTGTTACCTTGAGGAGTTAACACTAGTTCTAGTGCGTCATTTCTCAATTGGTAACCAGCTTTGGTTCCAAAGTGTAGATGTTCCTTCGTAAGAGTACCAACGTCCCAATCAGCTTCAGGAACTATGTACGATAGTACCCCTGGAGTGATTTCGGCTAGTTTCAATTTCACTGTCGCGTGCTGACCAGCAAGCACCATATCTACAGGTGTGTTGCCGTATAGGTCAGTTTTAACTTCAGTAAATTCTCTTTCGATTTCAACTTCAACACCATCGACAGTGTGACCTAAGTCAACACCGCCAAAAGTGATTAGGCTTCCTGCTGCAACATATAGATTGTTTACATTAGCCATTCAATCCTCCTTAACTTACTGTGCCTGTTCCGATAATGGTGAATGCACCTTCGAAACGAGTTTGTGGCACTACTCGCATAGTTGCGCGCATTGCATAACTGTCTTGAGTAATTAGGTTAATATCTGTACCGCCAGCGTCTTTAACAACGCCTGAGTCAAATACTTTAGTTTCTAGTAATCGCTTGACGTGTAGTTTCACGCGTGACAAATCACCAAATACTGCGAATGGTGTCTTTGCACCAATGTCTAGTGTAGATGGCATAATGTCTACCAATTCTACAGGTACGCCGTCAATCATAGGTGTAACACCCATGTTAGGGTCGCCCATTAGGTAAGTACCAGCTGTGCTAGCTTTTTGCTGTCTTAGTACATTGAATACGCTTGGGTGCATAAAAAATCTACCTTGACGTCTAACACTTGTTTTTACCTGATACTGTGCGTTCATACAGTCATCTAGGTCAAAGTTAGCTAGGGCAGCGCCTACGCTAATTATTTTGTAAGCTTCGGTAACTGTAGGTGTTAGCAAACCATAAGTAGCGTCTGTAAATACAAGCTGGTCAAATAATTTAGCTCTTGCTCGTGCAACTTCATTTGTAGCGTCTGTGAATACATCTATTGCTGAGTCTTCAACAAGTTCGCTGGTCATTACTAGAGTAGCAATATATTTGTCTAGTGCTACTGTAGCTGCCTTGTAAGTTAGCTTTTGAGCATTTACTGCAGTGGCTTCGCCAGTTTTAGTAAAGCTTATTTCGTTAGTACCACCTAGTAGAGTAACGCTATCTCGGTCAGTTCTACGAACATCACATAGTCTAGCTGCTACACCGTATTCATCGGTTAGTCTTTCAACTTCTGCAATGAATTCTGGGTCTGGTACTAAAGCTCCGCCGTCAGCGGTAGTAGTAACATTTTGGTAATTAGCTTTGCTAACATCGCCCCATGCTTTAGAAACATAGCTGTTATATTCAGCCATGCCATGTGCGTCTTTGTTAAGATGAGCTATTAGCCCTCTTGCAAATCTAATTTCTTTTGGTAGTGACTCAATACCAGTCTTAACAATCTTGTCAAGCTTTTCTTGTGAGTCGTGTATGTTTTTCTTGTTTGTCTTTTCCATTTTTTCTGCGAATTTCTCGGCAATTTCGTCAGCTGTTGGAATAACAATAGATGAAGCAGCTTTTTCAGCAACAGCCTCAACAACTGCGTCGTCTATAAGAATTTTATCTTCTTTCATTATTTATTCTCCTTAAGTTTTATTATTTTGATAACATTCTCGGCTTGCTGGTCGACCGCCTGCGCTTGGCGCAAGACAACTCGTCGAGTGTTGTTTTCATTAGCCGAGTCCTCATGGGTTTCGCTAATAGCTACTTCCTTTAAGGTGGCAACTAGTGACTCTAGTAAATTTATGTTTTTGGTTATTTCTGTTTCGCCGTCTTTTGAGTCAAGTATCTTTCTGGCATAGGCATTACCAAGCGCTCTTAGCTCGGCCTTCTGATTTCCGTCTAGGCTTTTAGAAGCAACTAGCGCTTCTTGGTTTGCTGGAATACTAACAACGCTAAACTCTTTCATTTTGAGTTTGTCTATGGTTATGCCGTCAGCAGCCCATTCTTCTACCATACCGCCAATAGACACAGCGTTAAGATAGCCGTCTACAATGTACTGGTATATTTTATTTGCAAAAGCGTCTTTAAGATAGAATTGCGCATTAGCCATTAGCTTGCCGCCCTCTTTCCAAATCTTTGTAGCTTTAGCTATTGGCAAGTTAAAGCCATCGTGGCCCCATAGCACAACAGGGTTTTTCTTATAGTCTTTGAAGTCAATGCCGTCGACATTTATTCGTTCGCCATGACTGTCAAGAGCGTTAGTGCTTACAACAAATTGCACTTCACCTTCTTTAAGTTTGCTGGCCTTTTCAATTATTCCATCTGCTTTGATATTCATTTTTACTCCTAATTAAAAAAAGCCTAAAAGAGTCTTGACACATTGGTCAAGAAATAGGTCTCTTTAAGGACTCTGTGCTTATGGTATCATAGCCGTTAGTTATATGTAAAGTATTATTATAAATATGATATTCAAATACCATTCTGCACCTGGGGCATTTAATGGCCGCAACCATTATTGTGCCTTTAGCCAAAAGCTTATTACAGCCTTTGCACTTAATGTCTTGCATTAGGCGTAATCCATAAAAGCTAAAAAGTTACCAGTCGGACGCTTCTTAAAGTACCAATTAGTATTATTACCGCCATCTACTGAATTGTCGCCAGCATATAGTCCATTGGCGCCTACGCCAGTTGAGCGTGATAGTGATACATAATCTATGTCTATACTATTAGAACTGTCAGAGATAGTATGACTAGCCGCTGTAATAGAGCCTATTGTCATTAGCTTGCCTGCTGTGCCTTGCACATTAAACGCGTTGGTTATAGTTGTTGTAGTGCCAGCAGTAAATAATAGCGAGCGCGCATTGCTTGCGTCTCTAAAGTTAATTTCTTTAAATGTATTGCTGCCAGTAATGCTAAGGCTAGCTGTTGAGCCAGATACTATATAGTTTAATATGCCTAAAGATTTTCCACCGCCTGCTATTGTTCTAGCTAGTGTGCTTGAGCCAATGTTAATAGTTGCGTCTGCTCCGTTATAGACAAAAGCTGGGTCAGTGTTTGACAGCGTGTAAGGCAAGGCATTATTGCCAGTGATGTTAATTGTTGAGCTACCCATATTCAGAGTTGCCGGGTTGACTGTTGCATTACTAAATCTATTAGATGTAATAGTGTAATTGTTTGTTGTAAATGTACCTCTGTCAATATTTATTTCTGCCGATGGTGTATTCATATCACTGCCAAGCTCAATTGTGCTGTTAGTACTTCTAAATCTAAATATTCCACCTGTGCTAATAGTTGCGCCATTTTGTGTAAATGTCTTAGTGCCAGAGCGATTAAGCATAATAAAGCTATTGCCTGT